TAAAGGCGCGTAATGGCGAAGCTGACGAAGGCAGAGATCAGGAAGATTGAGAAGGCGCAGGCCGAGGTGTTTGCGCCGGGCACTCCAGAGAACGGCTATGCCGACTCCGGTCTGTGGAAGTTCCTGAGCTATGTCTACACGAAGGACGCTCACGACAAGCAGAATCCTGTCAAGCGCCTGCTCGGCCCTGGCGACGAGTACGCCATTATCGTCTTCCTGTATATGCTGGCCTGCACCGACCTGCTGGTGCCCAAGTCCCGGCAGATCAGGATGTCGTGGTTCTCCTGCACCTATGCCCTGTGGGTGGCCATGAGCGGGGCACATAGGCACGTCGTCTATCAGACGAAGAAAGAGGAGGATGCGTTCGCGCAGACCTCCCAGGGCAGCAAGAACCCCGGCGACGGCAGGATGGACTTCATCGTGCAGCACCTGCCGGCGTGGTTGCGTGATCCGTACATCGTCAGCGGCAAGGGCAATATGCTTGGGACGCTGAACTTCTGGCCGCACCAGTACAGCGACGAGGGCGTCAGGGTGACGTGGGCTGGCAGCAAGGTCAACGCCGTTCCGCAGGGCGCGAAGCAGATCAGGCAGTACACCCCCACGCTGTACATCAACGACGAGTCGGCGTTTCAGGAGGAGTACCGGGAGGCCATGATCGCCGCTGGTGCCGCTGTGACGGGCGGCGGGCAGTCGATCTCGGTGTCGTCGGTGGACGCGGGCAGCTTCTTCAACCAGAGCGTCCTGAACATCAAGGGCGGCGGGGAGCCGGAGCATCGGGAGATCCACCCGGCGGTGAAGATCGGCATGGAGAAGATGGGCATCGAATGGCCCAAAGGGATGCGGTCCTGGCAGACGGCAGGCGGTGCCTGGGTGCTGGAGGTCAAGTACACCGCCGATCCCCGTAAAGACCCCGACCGTGATGGGGCACAGTGGTATGCGGACGCCGTGAAGCGGTCCGGCTACGAGGGCGACTACAACAGCGTCGGCTGGCAGACGGAGATGGAGATCAACTACGGGGCTGGCGGCGGCGACCCCGTCTTCCCGTTTATTGAGCCCGGATGTGCTATATTTATAGATGGGTTTGCTACGGCAGATGCCGTCAACAAGATGCGGTTTTTTGCCGGATACGACTATGGCAGCCAGAACCCGTCGGCGTTTGTGGTCTGGGGCATCGACAAGGAAGGCAAGGCGTACTCCGTATGGGAGTTGTACGAGCCGAACACCAATATGGCGCAGCACGTCGAGAAGATAAAGCGGTGCCCGTATTGGGACAGAATTGAGAAGATCATCTGCGATCCGTCGATTGGGTACAAGACCCAGCACGCAAAGCACGCCTCTGACATTAAGACGCTCATTGAGTTGTACGAGGAGCATGGATTGTACCTCACTCCAGGGCGCAGGGCGCAGGATGTGTCCGTGGCACAGATGTTTAAGTCAACGTATTGGGCCGATCCTAAGAGCCCGACAGCGTTCTTGACGAAGGCCACGCCGAACCTGAACCGCGAGTTGATGGATCTCCGCTGGGAGAAGCACGTCAGCAGTGCGGTAGAGGCGAGGAAGAACGCGCCGGAGAAGATCCGGCAGAAGAACAACCATGCGTGGGACGCTACGGCGGTTCTGTTCGACGACGGGGTGTATGGTTTTGTAGACAGTAGGCCCGCGAGGCGGGCCGGGACGTTCGCGCAGGCTGTTGACGATCTCAGGCTTGTCGCGGCAAAGGAGCGCAAAAGGAGCGGTGGCATCCATGTCTTATAGGGCAGGAGCGAAGGTTATGGATAACGTCGATGATCTGCTGGATGGGCTTGAGGTTGACCTTGACGTTGACGTTCTTGAGCCGGCTCTGGTGATCGGTGAGCCTCTTGACGGCGCGTATATGTTCATCACCGTCCACACCTGCCCTCATTGCAAGGCGAAGATGCAGACCATCGGCGCGGGCCATGCGGTCTACAACTGCTCGTGGTGTGCCGGCAAGCGCGGGCGTAACGTCGAGATGCAGCGGACTTATGAGCCGCTAGAGGTTATGGAATGATTGGTGAAGACATCAGGAAGCCACGGGGCGACAAGGACGAGGCGGTATGTCGGCTGTTCGACCAGTTGCAGCGTGGCATCAAGCGCCGCAAGAAGGAGGAGCGCCGGTGGGAACACGTCGAGAAGTTCGACGACATGAAGCAGTGGGGCGGTGAGGAGGGCTCGTTTGACGAGGTCACCGTCAACAAGCTGGGTTCCTACATCCGCAACTACCGCGCCCAGGTTTGCTATAACGAGCCTCGTGTCAAGCTGACGCCCAAGACCGCCGACGGGTGGGAGGAGATCCCGGTGCCCGTCGCTGGCCCCGGCGGGCAACCTAAATTAGATGCCAATGGACAAGTAGTAGTTCGTGGCGTGGTGCCCGCAAAGGCCCGTGAGGCGCTCCTGAACGACATTATTTGCGCCCCCATGCAGCATATCCAGCAGACCTCCGGGCTGCTCACGAAGGCTGGTGTGCTTGGCTACGGCGTCCTGAAGACCGGCTACCGCCCCGTGTTTGAGACTGAGCTTGAGCCCGAGGGCGATCAGGTCATCCCGATCAAGGACAACAAGCTGGACCTGTCGATGTTCCAGCGGAACAGGTTCGACGGCTCTCTGGTCGAGGACGACAACGGGCGGCTGGTGACGCGGAACTCTGTCCCGGTCTGGGAAGACTTCTTCGTCTGCTGGGTGCCGTATCGCAACATGATCATTGACCCTGACGGCGGCAACTACTGGGACGACCACCGCTGGGTGGCCGAGGAGGAGATCCGTGACCTGAAGTCCGTCAAGGCGGACCCGCTATTCAAGAACACCGAGGACTTGAAGGCCAGCGGCATTGCTAAGGACGACGGCGACGAGACTCTTGATTGGTCCAGCCCCGGCAGCGATTGGTCCGACGAGAAGGACGACCCGGAGAAGGCTGACCTCAAGGTGGTGCGGCTGTTCCACCTGTACGACCTCGTAAACGAGCGGTACATCGTCCTGGCCGACGGGCACGGGAAGAAGTTGCGGGACGTGTCGTGGACGGAGATCAAGCTGGCGGACCACCCGTACAGCGACTTCCGCCCCAACCAGATTCTGGGCGAGTTCTACCCCCGCCCGCTGGGCACCGATCTGGCCCCGATCAACGAGTGGTACAACATCGCCCGCCAGATGGAGTTGCGGGCCATGAAGCGGTCCACCCGCAAGGTGCTTGCCAGGAAGGGTGTGATCGGCCAAGTTGGCATGGAGCGGCTGACGAACGACGACGACATGGCCTGGGTGGAGTTAGATGTGATGGGACATCAGAACCTCACGGACTCCTTCGTGGCCTTCTCCCCTCCGCCGGTCAGCGAGGCGATCTACGCCAACAGCGCGAGGATCGCCCAGGACTTTGCCGAGGTTGGCGGGATGAGCGACGAGGCCCGTGGTGCTTCTACAGCCGACACCGCTACGCAGGTCAACGTGATGGAGGCGTACAGCGGTACGCGGATTGAGCATGACAGGAAGATCCTTGCTGAGTGCTGGCGTCGGATCTTCAAGAAGCTGAACGACAGCATCGACGCCAACATGACCCGTGAGCGGGCCGTGATGCTGCAGGGCGTTGACGGCGAGGTGTTCCAGGCCCTTGTGGACCCGGACATGATCGCCGGCGACTTCGACGTGGACGTGGACTTTGAGGAGATGGCCCCGCCGAACACGGCGCAGCAGGCCGCCGGCCGGGCGCAGATTGCCCAGATCGCAGGGCAGGCCCCCCATCTGTTTATGAGCGAGGCACTGGTGCGCGGGTGGTGTGAGCCTTACGGGATCAAGGACGGCAACTTCATCAAGGCGCTGGCCGAGGCGTCCCAGATGCAGATGCAGATGTTAATGATGCAGGGGCAGCAGGCTCCCGGCCCCGTGCCGGAGGCGTCGGAGCCACAGAACGAGGCGGAGGCGTTGGCTCAGTCCGCCGCAGGCAATCAGGTTCCCCGCATGAGCGGGGCCAGTTAACAAGGAGACGCCGTGCCTATCTACACCCTTGAGTGCGACTACTGCTGTTTGAGGAGTGAACACTTTCTAGGCATGAATGACAGCCTGGACGACCGGGTTGAGTGTCCGATGTGCGGCGGCGAGATGTGCCGCAGGGACAACAGGATCTACGATGTCCCGCTGATTCAGGGCGACACGGTCGCCGGCAACTGGACGGGCGGCGGCTACTTCGACGAAGGACTCAACGAGTATGTCGAGGGGCGGGCGCACCGCAAGGACATCATGGAGCGGAAGGGTCTAACAGAATACAACCCCGACCCGACGATGAAGAAGCATCGGGACGAGGCAAGGTATATTCGGGAGCGTTCCAAGCCGAACGACCCGGAGGCGAGGGCGGCGATTCGCAAAGAGTATAAGACCGCCAGTGACAAGAGGCGCAACCGTCTGGTCAGGGAGTCTCTGGACAAGTCCATGAAGGACGTGTAGCGCGATAACGATAGAGAGGATGGAACTCATGGCCCTACACAACGAAGCAGCCTTTGAGGATGCGTTGAACGGTGCCGTCGAGGAAGCCGTCAGTGAAGTTGACGCCGTTGTTGACGAAGCCGACGAGTTCGTTGAGGAAGAAAGCCTGGAGGAGTCTCCTGAGTCGGAGGAGATTTCTGAGGAGCCTTCTGATGACGATGAGGAAGTGGAGTTCGACAGCGATGAGGCCGAGGAGGTCGCTGAGGCCCCAAGCGTGGTTGAGTGGAACGGCAATCCCGACGAATTGCCGTCATCCATTGAACACGACGGGAAGATTTACGACCTGACCAAGACCTACAAGGCCATGCAGGCTGGGTTCACCAAGAAGATGCAGGAGATTGCTGAACAGCGGAAGCAGTACGAGGCTCTGACTCAGCAGTATCAGCAGATGGTGTCCCAGCAGCGGCAGGCGGCGATGGAGAAGGAAGATCCGCGCCCAGCCAATCCGACGACGGACATGACCGACGAGCAGCAGGAACGCCGGTGGGCAGAGATCCAGCGGTGGGAAGCCAAGCAGGCTTATCGGGACATGGTCAAGGAGGGCGTGATCCCTGACCCGGATGCGGTCAAGGCGCAGTTGGCCGATCAGGAGCGGCAGTACGCCGCCCAGCGTCGTTACAATATGCTCTCGTCCCAGCCTGGGTTCAACGAGCAGATTGAGAACGAAATGGTCCAGCTTGCTCAGGAGAACACGTTCTGGGCCAACCAACTAGAGACTGATGAAGGCGCTCTTGTCTTGTATCAGTTTGTGCAAACAAAACAAGCTGCCGAGCAACTCAAGAAAGAGGCGGCAGCCTTGGAAGAAGCAAAGATCAAGCGTAGCGCTACGGCGGCAAAGAGGGCGACCCCGAAGCAGACTTCGCAGACCAAGAAGGCAGAGCCTAAGCCTGCCGACAGGTTCGCGGAGATGGGCTTTGAGGACAAGATCAGTTCCATCGTAGACGAGGCGTTTGACTTACAGAGAGGATGATCATAGATGGCAGCTACTTCGCGTACGCTCTCCTATGACGCTCTACTTACCACTACTGCGGACAAGATCCACAAGAGTGGTGCGATTCAGGATGCTATCAGCAATAGCAACCCGACGTTCAAAGAGTTCATGGAGAAGGGCAAAATCAAGAAGAAGGTCGTCGGTGGCGACCAGATTCGCGTTGGTCTGATGTATCAGCACAACGGGACCATTGCGTCCTACAGCGGCTACGACCAGATCGATGTGACCCCGCAGGACGGCATCACCACCATGTATGTGCCTTGGGCGCAGTATGGCGGCGCGGTGTCGATCAGCGGCATCCAGAAGTTCAAGAACATGGGCAAGGAAGCTATTGCTGATCTGCTCAAGGAGAAGATTGCCCAGACCACCGCCGGGTGGGCTGAGAAGCTGAACGCCGACCTGTGGGACGTGGACAACCGTCAGGCCACCCACCCCCACTCTGGCAACAGCGGCAAGAACATCATCGGCATCCCCCTGTACATTCAGGGCCTCAATGCCACGACCGCTGATGACTACGACATCGGCAACATCGACCAGAGTACCGAGACTTGGTGGAAGAACCTGGATCACACTCCTGGCGCTGACACCTATGTCGGGCTCAAGTCCGGGATGCGCCACCTGTTCAACAACTGTTCGCAAGGCCCTGGCGGCTCTCCCGATCTCATTATGGCCGATCAGGTCAGCTTTGAGATCTACGAGGCCGGCATGGACCCGCAGATTCGGTACAGTTTCAAGGACAAGGCTAGCGCCGGCTTCGAGAACATCGCCTTCAAGAGCGCGAAGATGATGTGGGACGGGTATGTGCCCGACGCCGAAACGGCCACCAGTGCCAACGGTGTTCTGTCCACTGGCTCCGCTCTCGCCGAGGGGTCGATGTACTTCATCAACACCA